CCTAAGGGTATTGAAGCCAGGAGGTCATGCTCTCATTGCTTGCGGTACTAGGACACAGCATAGAATGGCGGTCAACATTGAGGACGCGGGTTTTGAGATTCGCGATGTAATAACTTGGCTCTATGGGTCGGGCTTTCCGAAGTCGCTAGATATTTCAAAGGCGATTGATAAAGCGGCAGGGGCTGAGCGGGAAGTGGTTGGAAAAAAAGACGTAGGCCCTGATATGCGCGGCGATAATTTTGCACGCAATGAAGGCGAGCGAATGATTGCAAATATCACCGCTCCCTCAACAGACGCCGCTAAACAATGGCAAGGATTTGGAACAGCTTTAAAACCCGCGTGTGAATTCTGGACGCTTGCAAGAAAACCTTTGAGCGAGAAAACAGTCGCAGCCAACGTGCAGCGATTTGGTACAGGCGGGATTAATATTGATGGGTGTCGGGTTAGTTTGGAGCCAAGTGCGAATTTATCAGCGCAACAGAAAAACTTCGATACTATGGGATATCACGGCGCTAAATCAACGGACGGCGCTGCTACTTACAATCCGCAAGGCCGCTTCCCCGCAAATTTAATACTTAACGAAGAGGCAGCGGCTTTGCTTGATGAGCAAACCGCCTCGGAGTGCTCAAGATTTTTCTACACTGCGAAAGCTTCAAAGAGTGAACGCAATGCAGGATGCGATGGATTGGAGCGCGGATGCGATCATCCGACTGTAAAACCTATTAAACTCATGCGCTATCTTTGCCGCTTAATCACGCCGCCTCAAGGTGTGGTGCTCGACCCATTCATGGGCTCAGGCTCAACGGGTGTCGCGGCTAAGGCTGAAGGATTTGGGTTTATAGGTATCGAGCGAGAGGCTGAGTACGCAAAAATAGCTGAGGCAAGGCTTGAATCCTAAACTAGAGCACTACGCCCGAATAATTAAGTCCCTGAATGAGTGCTTTAAACCTCATGACGGGCAGGTAAAAGTGGGCCGAGCTTTATTCCAAGATCAAGTTAAGGACATCTTTGTTGAAGCGGGTAGGTCATGGGGAAAAACCTATCTCATGTCGTACCTATTATGGCGTTGGGCAATCCTTAACCCCGGCTCTCAGAACTACTATTTCGCTCCTTACATGAAGCAAGCTCGAGAAATCATCTGGGCCCCCGGCATTCTAAAGAACTTCGGGCCTCGTGATTGGATCAATGATGAGAACAACACTGAAATGCGTATCCCGTTTAAGAACGGATCATTCGTTAAGGCCGATGGCTCAGATAACGTAAACGCTTACCGCGGAGTTAAACCAAACGGGCTCATTATCTTTGATGAGTTTAAGGATTTCAGAGAAGATTTCTTTGAGGCGTTTGACCCGAATAGATCGGCATTCGACGCACCTCTGATTATTATCGGCACCCCTCCAGGTCGGGACTGTCAGTTCACTCGCATCAGAGATGAGTTTAAATCAAACCCGTCAAGACGGTACTTTCATGGTCCTTCGACTAAGAATCCCTATATCTCAAAGGACTGGCTCGAGAAGAAACGAATAGAGCTCGTGTCCCGCGGCGAAGAGGACGTTTGGCAGCGTGAGTATCTTGCAATGCAGGTATCGGGTGGGGCCACAAAGATATTCCCCATGGTTAACAAGTCTCTAGTGAAACCTCATGAAGAGATACTGCATAAAATCAACAGAGAGCGAAAGCGCATGGAGTGGATACTCTGGACCGACCCTGCTGCTGCATCGACATTTGCTGTTTTGTTTGCGTGTCACAATCCGTACACAAAAGAGATATTCCTACTCGATGAGCTCTATGAACAAGATCAAGCAAGGATGACGGTTAAGACTATTGGTTCTGCGATGCTTACAAAGAAGGCCGAGATTGACGATAAGTATGAGTGGCGTCAAGGCTATGACGAAGCTGCATCGTGGTTTCAAAATGAGATGCTTGATAACTTCGGCGAGCACTTCGAGGCTTCTCAAAAAGCACAGAACAACAAAGACTCAGGGCTTACATTAATCAAAGATATCATTCTGCAGAACAAGCTATTTATCTCGGATCGTTGTATAAAAACGTTCTGGGAAATGGATAATTACTACAAAGACAAATCAGGCAACATCCCGAAAAAGGATGACCACTTGGTAGACTGCCTTCGGTACATCTTAGCCGCTCTACATTACTCGCTGCCAGAAACAAGGCCCCCCGAAGATCCGCAACCAGGAAACAGAACACGTATCAAGGACGACTTTCCGCAATTTGGAGGATTATGACAGAGCTTATTATTATTTCATTTATCTTGGCACTATGCGCATTTCTATTTGCGACCCATGCAGTGATTGAGGTCAAGGCTATGCAGCGCAGCACTCACAAGGTAACATTCTACAATCCGGCGGACCAGGAGTTTACAAAACTGACTGATGAGGCTCGTAAGGAATTAACTAAAGACACGTTCGACAATATTTGAGGTGAGATATGGCTTCTAACTACGACGCTTTTGATGCAGACGACAGTAACTATACAAACAAACCCGAAAAAGACATTTGGGAACTAGGCGACATTTACTCGAAAAGTGTGTGGCCCGATCTTGGTAAATGGTTGGTTGGTGAGAAGACATTCTTAACTCAAGAATCACGAGATAGGTTTAAGCGTATTGAGAACATTCTGGCTCTTTATAAGGGCATTCAATATCAATCCCAGCAGATTAAAGAGGACACTCGGGATCAAGGTATCGACCGCTCAACAAGCATGAGTAAGATTGTTGCAAACCATATCTATGACCTGACTCAGAACAAGGTATCTCGTCTGATTAAGTATCGTCCAGGGATTGTGGCTCTACCCACTAGCAATGAGCTAGAGGATCGGGTTGGATCTAAGATGTCCGAGAGTCTTGTTCGCCACATTTGGTACATTCAAGACTTCGAGGGAGAGATTCAAAACTCCTTCGTTAAGCTCGTTCACTTGATGGGTGAGTGCTATCTCGGAGTGATTTGGGACAAGAACGCTGGAGAGATTGTTGAGGACTTTCAAGAGTACCAAAAAGAATTAAATGAAAAGGGCGAGGTCATGCTCAAAAAGGAGGATGGCTCACCCGAGCTCGATGACGATGGTAATCCGATCAAGCTCACTCAAGCGGTAAAGTATGGAGACGTTGTTTATGAGATTTGGTTTACCCTTGATTGCCTCGTGCAACGTAAGCCGCAGTACAAAGACGCGCTCTACATGTTTCACAGAAAAATTTTCCCAACCTCTATCGTTAAAAAGAAGTACCCTGATATCGGAGATAAGACCGGAACAGGCGAGAACGCCCAATACTACGACTATGAGAAAATGCAGGTCAAAACCCTCAAGAACCAAACTGCGGTTTGGACTTTCTTCCACAAGAAATGCGAAGAGCTACCTAAGGGCGCTAAGATAGTTTTGATTGGTGACAAGGTTGTTGAGTGTGAGCCTCTTAAGGATTCACAAGGTGACTTTCCAGTTGTTCGATTGACTGACATTGACCTTCCAGGTGAGACACACGGCGAGTCTTACGTTCAAATGATTAAGGGTCTAACCGGAACGTACAACAATCTGACTAACGTTATTTTAAGAAACCAAGTCATGACAGCTCATCCTAAGTGGGTGTTCCCTGCTGGATCGGTACGCAAAGAATCACTCGGTAATGATATTACTCTCGTTGAGTACAAGGGCGCAGTCCCTCCTCAGTTGATGCAACAAAACCCAACTCCTGCCGAGGTGTTCAACTTTAGGGATATTCTTAAACAAGAGTTTCAACAGATTGCTGGGATCTTTGGTGTCTCAAGAGGCGAGCCGCCTCCGGGGATTAAAGCAGGCGTTGCTCTTCAATTCTTAGCCGAGCAAGAGAACGAGCGCTTTAACGAAATGGTTCTCAAATACAACGAGTGGATTCGTCAAGTAGCTATTAAGACTCTTGAGCGTTGTGCCGATAACTATCAGCCAGACGACAAGCGAATGATTATGGTTATTGGACGCCAGAACAAATGGATGTCCACGTTCTTCGACGTTAAATATCTCACAAGAAAATACGACGTAAGAGTACAAAACGCGTCTGCACTTCCGCAGTCTAAAGCTGCGCGCACTCAGTACCTGTTAGATCTTAACGAGCAGTTCCCTCAACAAGTCCCACCTGAAATGGTTATGGACATGCTCGACATCTCTCAACCCGATAAGTTTATCGACTACAACACCGCATCGGTACGTGCCGCCGAAGCTGAGAACGAGTCGATCATTCAAGGCGTTGGTGAGCTCAATGATCCTCAGAACTACGAGGACCACATTATGATGTGGAAGATTCACGTTAAACAAATGCGTGAGTGGTCGTTTAAGAACCAAACTCCAGACGACATTCAAGAGCGCATGAAAAACCACGTAATGGCTCATGAGATGCTTATGATTGAACGGGCTAAGGTTAACCCTCCATACCTTGAGCTATGTGCTGCTCTACCGGGTTGGCCTATATTCTTCGATATCACAGACGCAATGCCGCCCCCTCCTCAACCTGAGTTGCCGCCAGAAATGCCCGCACCTCCCATGGAAGGATTGCCTCAAGATCCACAAATGCCAGTGAACGAGCCACCGCCAAGTCCAGCCATGGAAGCGGAGGCAGCAAACCAAATGCCGCAAGCTGTAGGTCCAATCGACCCGAGCACGGCAATCTAGGAGGGGTTTTATGGATATAGGATTTGATTCACCGGAGTTGTTGTCGTCGTCGGCGCCCGAGCCAATCGTTAAGCAGGGGGGTTCGGCTCAAATCTCGGACGACGAGATTAACGTTATTGATTACGAGGAGCCCAGTGCAAAGGCCGCGGCTAAAAAGGATCTAGCTAAGAAAATAGACACCAAGGCTCGAGACGAAAAAGACAATGCCTCCGAAGGTAAGAAGGCCGCCAAAGAAGTCGCTGCCGAAGAGGCTGTTAAGCAAGAGATTAAGAAGGCTCTCAAGATTAAGAGTGGCGACACTGAATTAGACTTAGCCGAGGACGCGTTGGTTCCGGTTAAGGTTGACGGTAAAGTGACTCAAGTTCCTTTAAAGGACCTGCTGTCAGAATTTAGTGGAAAAACAGATTGGACAAGAAAGTACCAGGACCTTCACAACGAGAAGAAATCGTTTTATGATGAGAGAGACACGATTACAAACCGTGTCAACGAGTTCTACCGCTTAAGTGTTGAGGAAAAAAATCCGAGACTAGCGATAGACTTGTTAGCGGAAGCCATGGGAGCCGACCCTCAAGAGGTTTGGACAAACCTAATGGCGCCGATAAAAGAAGCGATGAAAAACGCCCCCCAGCTCTCGCCCGAAGAAATTGCGGTAAACGAGACGAAGGAGGAGTTAGAATATTATCGTCGTAAAGAAAAAATGAGAAAGTCCGAAGGCGAGAAGGCCCGCGAAAACGAGGGATTACTTTCACGCATTAAGGAAACTCAAGAGAAGCTTTCGATGAGCCCCGATCAGTTCAAGAAGTCATATGATGAATTGGTAGCTGAGGCGGATAAGTCTGGATTTGATATTAGTGCCCTAACTCCAGAAATGGTGGGAGAGTATTTTCAAATCGTAGACCGAAAGTCTAAAATCCAAGGATTCGTCGTTGAGGCATACGCCGATTCAGAGAAACAATCTGATATCGAAATGCAATTATACGACACCTGGAGCAAGAACCCGGAATTTACGCTCGACGATATCAAAGATATTGCTGGCGAAGTTTACGGTTCCAAAAAGGCTAAAGCATCAAGGCTTGTAGAGCGGGTCAAAGAATCAAAAACAAAAGAGAAGGTGTTGCCTCAACATGAGCCACTTTCCTGGGATGACCTTTAAACTAAAAAATTAGGAGCTATTACAAATGGCAAATTTTAACCTGACAACCGCTACGAATCTTTTCAAGATTAAGTACGGAAAACTCTCATCTGAAACCTACAACTCAGCTAACGTATTGCTTGGCCGAGTTAAGAAAGAATACAACTTCACCGGTAAGCGTATGGACGTTGCGGTTCCTACCAGCTTCTCGGGTGGCGTTGGTTCGGGCTCATT